ATGCAGGCAACGGCCGAGGCTATGAAATCACCCCGATTTCAGGCTGCGCAACGCGCATACAATGCTATGGTTGAAGAACCCAAAAACGCGATGGCACGGTGATGACGAGCGAAACACAGATCTTCTTTGACGTGGCCGTCGCCGTCATCGGCGCGCTGGGCGGCTGGATTCTCAACACCGTCTGGACGGCTGTTAAAGAGTTACAGAAAGCCGACAAGGAGCTGGCCGAGAAGGTCGGCGAGATAGAGGTGCTGGTCGCCGGACGCTACGTCACCCGCGACGAGTTCAACCACACGCTCAGCCAGGTATTCGCCAAGCTGGACACGATCCGCGATATGATCGCCATGAAAGCAGACCGATGACAAAACTCAACGCGACATCAATCGCCCGCCTGCGAGGCGTGGACGCCAACCTGATCGCCCTCGCAAAGAAAGCCCGCGAGATCTCTCCGATCCCGTTTGAGATCACCGAGGGGCTGCGCACGATGGAGCGCCAGCGGTATCTGGTGAAGACCGGCAAGAGCCGCACGCTGAAGTCCTACCACCTGCGTGGCAAGGCTATGGACTTCGTCGCCATGCCGGGCAACAAGGTGTCATGGGATCTGAAGGACTACAAGACCATTGTCGAAAAAGCCTTCAAGCCGGCAGCCAAAGTGCTGGGGCTTTCTGACAAAATCACTTACGGCGTCTACTGGAAATCAATCGTGGATGGTCCTCATATAGAAATTCACGATTGATTTTTCCACGTCACATTGTTCCGTATCCTGCGAACGCAGTTTACGGAACATCCATAGATAAGGGAGAGTTCTTTGGCTGTCTTGTCTGACGCCCTTATTTGCCGAACTGTCTCAGCGGTTACTCGCGTAAACCGCTCTCTTTTATCTGATTCGGTCCCCGTACCGCGTTTCAGAATATACCGCGCGTGCGCTAAATTTCCCCTCCTGTTAACCCACTCAAGATTGTCAACATGATTGTTTTTTCTATCGCCGTCTTTGTGGTTTACTTCTGGCAAACCATTAGGGTTTGGAATAAAAACCCGCGCTATAAGCCGGTGAACATACTTATTTGTTTTCTTCCTGTCCTTAGCCAATTTTACGCAAAGATAACCGGCGCTATGGTTAAACGGCCGTATTTCTTGCGACGGCACCGTTCGAATTTGTTTTCCAAATTGCCGCTCGCGGCTTTTGGAGCGTACGCGCCCATCTTTGGACGCTTCGTAATCAGGGAATATGTCTATTGTCTGCCACATAGGGAACCTTCTAGCAAGGTTCTTTCCATGATACAAGTGTAAACATGATTCAGGAAACCCTTCGCTTCCTTATCTGGTCGACCATGTTCTCGCTGCTGCTTTGGGGCGCGGCGCTGCTGACGGGTTGCTCGGTCGAGGGCGACGGGTTCACGAATAACGGGCGGCCCGTAAAGCCTGTCGTATGTAAAGAAGTCCATCCCGGCTATATGAGGTGCAAAAATGTTGACTAACTGGATGACTACGATTCCCGGCATTCTTCTGTTGGCGCGCACGCTCTGGGACGCGTGGACGACCAAGACTATTCATTGGAATGAGCTTCAGGACGCCTTGATCGCGCTGGGCCTGATTGCCGCCAAGGACTGGAACGTCACGGGCGGGTCAAAGATTCAGGATTGAAAGCGACAGGCCGAAGTCGCCAAACCCAAAACGGTCGATGAAACGATTGATGATCTTGATACTGGCCGCTTCTAGCGCGGCCTGTCAGACAACGAGCGGGGGTTGCCCTCCGCTCGTAAACTATTCCGCCGAACAACAGGCGTTAGCCGCGCGCGAACTCCGACGACTCCCGAAGGGAAGTCAGCTCGCTCAGTTTGTCACTGATTACGGGAAGTTTCGCGCCGCGTGCCGGCTTTGACGCCCGCGCTACCTTCCGGTCAGCCTTCTTCTGATATTCGATAGTCTCTACGCCCTGTTTGGACGCGATGTAATCCTCAGCAAACGTCGCCGCGAACATCTCGTAGTTCATCGCATCAACGTGACTGTCGAGATGGGCAGGCGACGCAAACGCGCGCGCGTTCTTGACGCACGCCAGAATTATAGCGATCTCGTAAGGGTGGAAGTCGCGCCCGAGGCGCAGGCTGGCAAGGTCAGAGATCAACTGAAAGTTATCTTCAATCCCGCCGTAATTAGCGCCGCGCTCGGCGATTACGTCCCCGGCCAGTTTCAGAAGTTCGTGCGGTGTCATCTATTTCCCTCATTAATTCGGCCCGTTCACGCAACATCCGCAACGTCGTGAAACGCTGGTGCAGACGTATGATGAATGTGGACCGCCGAGCGTTACGGCGCTCGTCCTCCAGAAGGTCTAATACCTCCCGTTCCGTCAGGCTGGTCAGCACGTTCTGGAGTTCCGGCCAATTCACTTCAGTTCCTCCAAGGCAATCTCAGCCAATGTTCGTTTGTCATGTAGCGCGGCAAATATCCGCTCGTCAATAGTTTTGTTACAGATTATGACGTAGCACCACACGTCGCGCGTTTGGCCGCTGCGGTGCAGCCGACCGATGGTCTGCTCGTAAAGCTCCAGCGACCATGGCAGCGACAGGAACACGATCTTGTTGCCGCCGAATTGCAGGTTGAGCCCATGCCCGGCGCTTTTGGGGTGGATCGCCAGAAGCTGTATTCGCCCTTCGTTCCAGTTATCCACAGCGCCATCTTCGTCTATAGTGGTAAGTTTATATCGGCGCTTTAGTTCGGCTAATTCTTCCTTGTAATTGTAGACGACAATGGTGTTGTCGTGCTGGTTCTCTTCGAGGATGTCGTCGAGCATGTCGAACTTGTGGCTCGATAGCCATTCTGCGCCAGCCTCACCATAAACGAACCCGCCCGCGAGCTGCTGTAGTTTCTGCGTTACGACAGCCGCTGTCGGGGCTGTGATCGTCTGGCCCAGTTCAAGAACGAACTCTTTTTTTAATGTCTCATAAGGCGTCAGATCCATGTCGCAGCGCATTTCGACAACGTGTAGCGGCGGCAGCTTGTCCTTGTATTCGCCCGGCTCCAGCACGTAGGTCGCCGGTTTGATGGCCTCCATGATCTTTGGTAGCGCCCCCGGCACCGGCTCCCACTGGCTATACTCGCGGTTAATGCAGTAGAAATACTGTTGCAGGAACGCGCCCTTGCTGCGCCCGAGCAGCGACTGATCGACGACTTTGCATTGGCCGAACACATCTTCGAGCCCGTTCGACGTGAAGGACCCGGTCAACCCCCAACGGATCTGGAACTGATCGAGGATCTTCAGTAAGTATTTGAACCGTTTGCCGGATGGATTCTTTAACCGCGTCAGTTCGTCAAAGACAATACCGTCGAAGTTCTTTGGATCTATTGACGGGATGTTGTCATAGTTGGTGACGACGATGTCGGCGTCTGATTCGAACGCAGCCTTGCGCTGCGCTGGCGTGCCGACAGCGACGGCCAGCTTCATATGCTCGGCCCATTTTTTGGTTTCGACCGGCCAGACCGACAGACACACACGCTTGGGCGCAAGCACAAGCCAGCGGTCACAATGACCGCGCGCCGACATGTCCGACATGGCCGTTAGCGTGATTGCTGTCTTGCCCGCGCCAACCGGCGCAAGGATCATGGCTCGGTCGCGAGAGAAGAGGAAATCGGCTGCTTCATGCTGATAGGGCCTAAGCATCCATAAACGCCTTTATTACTTCTGCCGCGACTTGCGGGACAATCGCGTTACCGTAGGCGCGCAAGCGTCCCACGCGGTTGGGAACCCCATCAACCAGCAGACAAAGGTCGGATTTAACGCGCCGCGTTTTTCCGTCTGCGCCTCGTCGCCATTCGGCGTTGTTCCATGGGCCAGCTTGTCCGTAATCCAAACCGCGTCCGCCAACGCCGTCTGGACGCCATTCTCCTTCATCCGCTGGGGGTCTTTGCTGTTCTTCGTGTTCTTGTTCGCCTGTGGAGTCGGCCATGTCGCGGCTGCTGCTGCCGTCTGGATATTCATCCCGCCGTCTCTGCCGGATGCCCCCGCGCCCGTCGTGCAATTTGCTGTCGGCGTTGGCCACCCAGAACAATCGCTGTCTGATGTGCGGCGCGCCGACGCTCGCAGCGCACAGATCGGCGCCCGCTGCGGCATATCCCACGTCTTCCAGGTCAGCGAACACTCCGGCGAGCCATTCACGTCCAGCGCGGCTCGCAACCTGTTCGCCAAAGACCGTTGCAGGTTTGCACTCGGTGATAAGTCTGAAGAAGACGGGCCAGAGGTGGCGCTCGTCGTCCGCTCCTTTTCCTTTTCCGGCGACGCTGAATGGCTGACATGGACAGGAGCCTGTCCAGACGGGTCTATCGTCTGGCCATCCCGCGAGGCGCAGGGCGAGGCTCCATCCTCCGATGCCAGCGAAGAAGTGACATTGGGTGTAGTCTGCAATATCCATTGGCTGAACATCGACTATGGATCTTTCGTCTACATCGCCGTCAGGAATATGCCCGGCTTTTATCAGGTTACGCAGCCATTCCGCTGCGTAAGGATCTATCTCGTTGTAGTACGCTCGGTCGCCCATCTATCCACAGCTTCTATAGAGTTAAGACATGCGTAGTTCTGGTGGAGCCTGCGCATGTCGTTTGCAAATATCTTCTGCAACGCAGACAGACGCCCGCGCTCCGTTTTCAGTTCGATGAACCACGCCTCGCCGTTTGGCAACACGACGATGCGGTCGCTGACGCCCCGGTTCGACAGGCTGTTGAATTTATACGCCAATCCGCCCATAGCTTTCACGGACTTGACGAAGTAAGACTCTATCTCTTTTTCCAGCATAAAAATATTTGTTGCACGAATCATAAAATTTGTCTAGGCTCGAATCATCGAAAGGTAAGGTAATGTCACACAGCAACATCGTTGGCGGCTCGACCGCCAAGCGGCTTATCAACTGCCCCGGCTCGCGGGCGCTTGTGGATAAAGTTCCTCCCCGTCCATCAACATCATACGCTGAAGAAGGAACGCGGC